GTTTGAGGGTATTGCTGTCGCCTACGACGACGTCCGGGCCAGCCCGGCCTACTTCGACAAGCGCGACATGGTTGCCGCGGATGTCTCGCATCACCCCGTCGTATGGCACGCCTTGGTACACGCCAGCGGTCATGTCTGCCCGGTAGCGATAGGCGCTCGAAAGCTCCTGCTGCTGCCGCGACTCAATGCCGGCGATGGCTACGGCGTCCCATACGACGAGGGAGTTGTCTAGGTACGGCGCCGTGAAAACGGCATCGCTGCCCGTGGCGCCAACCACGAATTCCTTCTGAGGCTCGTCCACCGTTACGGGGACGTGCTTGCTCAGCAGAGGGATGTTGTTGAAGCTCGGCGCCGCGCGCGCCAGTTCGTCCGGGTCGCGCAGCAGGAAATAGACGCGGTTGGGGTCAAGCCCAAGCCGTTCCCAGTCCGGGATCTCGTCCCCACGGTAGGGATTGACCGCCGCCTTGCTGATGTGCGTGATTTCCACGCGCAGCCGGCCGTCCTGGTCGACAGTGCGCACACTGGCGCGGTCGAAGGCCAGGCCGTCAGGGTTGTTCTTGTTCATTCCTCGAATCCCGGGATAACGCTCTGCGCCACACAGCGGCAATTGATCAGCTCGCCGGGCCTGATCCAGGCACCGTCGATGTACATGCCCTTGTCCACGTCGTAGAGCTGGCCGTTGGCCTCAACGTGCGACTGGCGTGGCTTCTTCCCACCACGCGAGTGCATCCACTTGGCCTGCTTGATGCCCAGGCCCTGCTGGCGCACCCGCGTGATGGTCGCGGTTGCCTTGTTGTTCTGGTCCCTGGCGATGAGCGCGGCGCGCCGCTTGGTGACGGCGTAGCGCTTCTCCAGATCCTTGGACAGGTCGCTCAGGTCTCGCCCTTGCGTCACCGACCGCATGACCAGCCCTTGAACCTCCTGAAGATGCTCAGAAGCTATGGACTTGATCAGCCCGACGTTCTCCGCCACCGTGGCCTGGAAGACGTCGTTGGCAGCCCGTGTCATACCGAACTGCACGCTGAAGCCTTTCTGGCGCAGCGCATCACGGAGAGACACGTCAGCCGCGCTCATCGACTCGTCAGCGAACCGCGTAGCCACCGGGCGCGATGCCTGATCAAACTTGCGCTGCCACTGGCGCGCCAGGTTGCGCATCATCTTGCTCAATGCTGCTGCAGGGCTTTCGTCCTGAGCCAGCTCCGGGGTGTTCGCCCGGTAGGTCGCCTTGATCCAGTACACGATCGACCGCTGCATCTCATCGATCAGCCGGTCCAGCCGCTTCCTGTACGCCGCCTGCACACCGCGATTGGCATGCGTGGCTGGCACCAGGATGTCACGGCCGGTGGGGGAGACAAGATCAGGCATAGGCTTGGGTGCTGAAGTCGGCGCGCTCTTCGCCTTCCTCCGGCTCGTCCTCGTCGTCTATCCCGTCATCCGGGTCTGGGTTGGTTTCCAGCGAGTGGTAGCCATTCGTCTGGTCCGCAGCCACTCGTTCGCGTGCATCGTCCGGGCTGATGACAGCGGCGCCGATCAATACAGCGTCGGTGTCTGCATCCATCTTCCGCACCTCGGCCTGCTCCTTCTCGCTCAGCTGCCACAGAGGCACGAACGAAAAGGTGATGTCAGGATCGATCTCGCCAAACTCGGACAGTTGGATCACCTCCAAGCACGCCTGGATCGGATCTCGGAACACGCTTTCCTGCACGGACAAGATGTCGTCATAGAAGACGCGGATCTCCCCGTCGCTGCTGGCGTTCAGGCCGCTCGGCGTGATGCCCAGCAGCTTGACCAGCGGGATGCTGGATACCGAGGACATCTGCTCCTGAGACTGGCCCTGCAGCGCATCCAGGCCCGACAGGGGGACGTTCTCGAAGCCGAATTCCTCGGTGTCCTTGTCGATCGCCCACGAGCCGCGATTCGTCCGCGTCTTGTTGAACAGCGCCAGGCGCGCCCAAACATCGTCACCGCAGCCGCCGGAGAGGATGGACGCCATGTTCGTCTTCAGCACGCCCACCGATAACCCGTCGATCAGGTTGGCGATGCTCTCGCGCGTCTTCAGCCAGTTGTTGACGTAGGGAATAGCCAACTGGGTCATCGACAGGCCGCCGAAGTTGTACGACGGCTTCAGTAGATCCGGCACGTCGCGCGACACAATGTTCAGCAGCCGGCTGGAATGGACGTCGCGGCCCAGCACGAACCAGGACGTGGGCTTGTAGAAGTCAGCCCGCATGGGATTGTCGCTGTTGTACAGGTACGGCGTGGTCCAAACTGGGTCGATCACCTTGAAGCCCACCAGGCTGCCCTTCGTGATCTTGGCCGGAGCGCGGACCAGGATGGACTTCAATTCTTCCGGGTCGGACCACGCGGGCGCGCCCTTGGGTGTCTTCACGTCGATATAGATCTGCGACCGACCATACAGCCCGTCTTGCAGGGCTGCCAGGCGGAACCGGGCGCGCAGCTTGAACCGGCGCATGGCCTTATCCAGCAGTTGCAGCTTTTCGGTCTTGTCGTCGTCGCCCGCAGTTTCCAGCTTGATCCACTTCCGGGTCATCTCCTTGGCGATGACGTCTGACATCTTGCGGTACTCAGGGCGCTGGGACAGCTCGGCCAGGTACGGATACCCGATGAAACCCATGCCGGCGTATGCTTCGCTCACGTAGGCGTAGGTCGGCGCCATGGCCGAATCCATGGCCAGCATTGCCGGCTCGCGTTCGGGCGGGATCACACCGGGCATCACAGCCGGGCGTTTGAATTCCCCCTTAGGCGCAGCCTTTTCCGCGTTAGCCACAGCCTGTAGCGAGATATTCATGCCCGGCTCTTTGCGCACGGGCTCAGCCGCAGGGGCCGCTTCCGGCTTCCCGCGGCGAATCCAGTCGAACAATTTCATGCGCGCCTCATGGCATCGGGGTTGATCTTCATGGGGCGCTGACCCTGGATTAGAGGGCCAAGACCGTAGCGAATCGCATCCATGTAGTGGTTGTTCGCATCCACGATGTCGGTTAGGACATCACCCGATAGGCGATCAACCTTGTAGCTGTAGAGCCTGGCCTCGCGCAGCGTCTGAGTGCAACGCGGGTGGATCACAATTTCCTTGTAGGAACGCAGGTGGGCAATACCGTCCTCAACGCTGCCTTTCCATTTCTCGACCCCAACGATTCGGGGGAGTGCTTGCCGAATGCCGTTGGCGGTCGCCTTGACGTGGCTGATGGTCTCGGGTCGTGCAGAGTCAGCGCGGACAACATGGCGCTCAATCTCAGGCAGGCGCTCAATCATGAATGCGGCGATGTCGTCGTTTTCCAGCCCGACCTTGCCCGCCTCGTACTCAATCCAGAGACGCCCATCACCTACCCACGCCTTGACGCCAGCGGTCGGGTCCTGGCTAAAGCCCCAGTCCAGACCGAAGTACGGGCCATCCCAATGCGCAGCCGGTTCAAATTCGGCCACGCGATACTTGCCGGCCAGGATCTGCGCATCGCTGTTCTCGCGATAAGCACCGTCCCAGATCCATGCGTATGTCTGATCGTCCAGCCGTTCCCGGTCCGCCAGGCGCTCTTGCTCGAGTACATCGGGGAACCAGGGATTGTCCGTGTAGTTCAGTTCAACAATCTTGGCGCCGTCCGGCACGCTCTTCACGAACCGCAGATCGGTGGGACTTCCATCAACTTCCGGGTTCCAGGTAAGCCAAACTTCGGAGTCGTTCTCGCGGACAGTCGGCAAGAGCTTCTGGTAGGCGATCTCGCTTACGTTCTCGGCCTCGTCAATCCATGCAATCAGAATGCGGGCTTTGGACTTGATGCTGTCCAGGTTGTGTCGCAGGCCGGCGAAGGTGTACGACACCCGCCGGTTGCGCGTCCGAATGAAGCGCTCCCCGATCTCGAAGTACGCATCAAGCCATGGCTCTGAGCGAATAGCCTGCTTGACTTCCTCCATAGAGGAATCTTCCAGGCTATTCATGTACTCACGGCCACAAAGGATCACCCCAGACACGCCCGCCTCGGCGAACATGTATGCGCGAACTGCCGTCATCTTGGCGAACGTGCGCGTCTTTGCTGAACCACGGCCACCCTTGGCCCCCCGGTAGCGTGCTGGACCGGAGAACACCGGTATCAGCTTCGGGGGGATTTCGAGTCTAGCCGTGGTCACCTGGGGCTACCAATTGAATGACGGTGGGTGCGAGCGACCCATCTGGGTTAGAGACCTCCAGCTTGGAGGCTTCAACAATTCCATATGCCTCGCGCTCAATGCCCACCAGGTTCTTCAGCGTCTCGGCAAGCTTCTTCATACTGTCGATGCGGCAGCCGCTGGAGATCACCTTCTGATAGACGTCGTTGCGCTTGTCCTGTCCCTTGTCGTCTTCGCTGCGGAGGATTTCACCCAGCTCGCGGAACAGATCAATGTCGCCCGTCTCAGCCTCCAGCTCTTCGAGCAAGGACATGCAGAGTGTGCGAGCGCGGCGGATATCACTGCGGTGGCCCAGCCGGATATTGGCGATCACCTCAGCATTCGCTTCAACGATTGCCCGGTCGGTTACCGCCTGCTCACTGGTAACTTCCTTGGTAACCGTGCGGCTGGTAACCAGCGCATCGGCCTTCGCCTTGATCTTGGCGTTGAGGTCTCGCTCCCAGCCTTCCTTCTTCGCCCGCTTGGCAATGGCCACATGGGAAACGCCTTGTGACGCAGCAATCTCGCGCACGGAGAGCAGGCCGGCACGGTAGTCGGATTCGATCCGCTCCCAGTCTGGCTTCGTCTTTAGTTCAGTCATAGTTATGAGATACTGCGTCAGTAAACGTAACCAAATAACTCCAAATGAACCAATCAAGAATATCGGAAATTAAGCAGATCATCGCCAAAAGCTATGGCCCTGGGTATAGCTCTACCCCTGACCAAGATATGGGCCAAGTCGCTCGAATCTTGTTTGACGAAGCCGTTGAGCAATTTGGTCTTCGCCTGTCTAGCGTAGAGATTCGAGAGGGCATTACCTTTCATGCGGGCGTACCTCACATTCACTATCCCATGGGACTTGTGTCGATTAAGCTCAGCAATAGCTCGTACGGGTATTGGTCCACGTTCATTTACGAATGCGCCCATGAAACGATCCATTTGCTCGATGCTCAGCTCAACGTTCGCTTTGCGAAGACCATTGAAGAAGCCGTCGCGAGCGAGTTTTCGATAGCATGCGCCACCGCGATAGACCCGTCTTATCCGGATCAATTGGAAAAGCACGTCGCAGAGAGTCGTCTGGACCCCGTCAAAGATGCTTTCATCAAGAAATACGATATGGCCCAGGAATCACTCCGTTCCCTCGGACCAAATTGGCCCGAAATCGTCCGTGCCATTCGCACTGGTGGCACTCCGTTCCACCAAATAGATGTAGATCTACTCAAACAGCACGTGCCTACAATCACCGACACCGTGGCGCTCCATCTCAGTAGCCTACAAACCTGAGTCTGCAACCGAACCCCCGGCTCATATCTAATCGATTTCGTGTCTTTAACACCCTTGATGGCGCCCATCCGACTACCCGCCGTGGCGAGCTGGGCGCCGCGGTTCTCGTCATGCTAGCCGCCGGCGACAAGACCGGAAGAAAGATCCCGCGCATTTGCCCCTGCGCAGGCGCCAGGCCTGCTCAGGCGACTCATGGGGGTACTCGTAGGTTGTGGGGCCCACCCCTTGGCGCACCTGTGTGTGCGCTGGTTGGACCGATAGGGGCTTAACGGGCGGCGCCGGTCGGAGCCAGCGGTACGGGGCTATCCCCGAGTGCAGCGTTGGCCTGCGGCGCGATGCTGGCTGGTCGATTGCGGCGGCTGTTCCCACACGGTTGGTGACTGGCGATCAATCAGCAGGCGTGTAAAAACAAACAGATCTGATGGCGCTGGTCATTAGATAACCAGCCGCTAAGAGGCAACGGTTGCCGATTAATGCGCCACCTAAGCACCCATTTTAAGTTACATTCAGTATCCCCAAGACCTTTAAATGTTAGGAGATACTGTGCCGAGCTTCCTAGTGCGTGTTGAAATCCACGAATCCGATGGATTCGACTATGACGTTTTGCACGAGCTGCTCGCAGACATTGGGCTGGCTCGCAATGTCGCTCTGAGCGACGGCAACTACTGGCTTCCCGACGGGACCTATCAAGGCGACTTCGACCTTAATGAGAGAGAACTTGCTGAAGCCGTGGTAGCCGAGGTTAAAAAAACGCAGGAAGACGCGGGCGTTATAGTCACGGAACTTTCTGACGGGGCTGCATTCTTCGGCCTGATCCCCTACCCTGAAGATCATTAAGGATTAGCGTCATGTCCAATGAAAATCAACACGGGAATTCGGCAGCGGATGCGATTGCGTACTCAGTTGGGATTCTCTCCGCAGTACAGGCTATTGCTATATGCGCGGTCGGGCATGACCCGGCCATGAAGAGAAGCCTTGAGATAACCATTGATCGGTTTATTAAGGATGTACCCCCGATGGTTTCAAATCCCGACCATTACCGAGCCGCTTTGCAAGCAGTCCGCGATGTCCTGAATCAGGTTAAAATCGTCTGACCTTAGCGAGGCTGCGGTAGGGTTCTTGCGGTTCAAACCATCAAGGCGCAAGTTCCCGCACGTATTGTCCCGCTTCTTGTCCCGCTTTTGTGTGGCTCATGTCCCGGAAGCGGGACACCGAGTATTCCGCCGAGGCGCCGGACACTTCGGCCGGCTGCGTTACCGAGACCGTGCCCGTAGCGATCAGCGCATCTAGCACGCGCTTCACCGCCTTCCGGGCTGCTTCACGTTCTGTCGCGGTGAGTGGCCGGCCCCGCGTGGCGTGCCGTACCAGCTCCCCTACCCTGAACGACCGCGCTGGGTACGTTTCCATCAAGTCCAACACCTCGTGCGCGTACTTCACGCGATCCTCCTTTCGACCTGGTTGCGGAATAGGCCCAGGTACAGCTTGTATTCGGTTTCGTTCAGGGCGATGCCGGTGGTCGTGGCGATCCACTCCAGCGCAGCCTTGCGCCGGGCCTTCGTGTCCATGGCGCCGAACATCGCGTTTTTCTGCGGGTATTCCGCGATCACCACCATGCGTTCATGCCAAGGCAACGCGGCGTGCATCGCCTCCACCAGCAGCGCGTGGTCGTGGTTGATCGGGCGCGGGTCGATGTCTTCGGCATGGTGAATGGCCATGTTGCCCACAGTGCAGCCCGACCACGTCCAGCGCGCCCAGTTCCAAAGCAGATCATCGCCAGTCAGGCTACTCATCAGCCACCTCGTACCGGCTGCACTTCTTGCCGTAGGGCTTGCCCTTCAAGCAGCGCGTGATCGTGTCTCCGATGAACGGCGTTTCGATGGTCTTGGCGTGAGCACAGCCAGCGCACGACCGATTGATGGCGGCCTTCTGGCGGCTCATCACCACCTGCATCGGGTCGCGGAACTCCCATTTGCGTAGGTCTTCCATCAGAATTCCTCCACGGCCCAACCGCC